GCCAGCGCGCAGGAAACGGCAATCCAAGCGGTGATCACTGCGCTGGAAGCCTTGGACGTGCCTGTCCGCCGCGGCGGCGACGTGCCCGAGACAATCCCGCCGGAGGGCCACGTCTGGCTGATCGAGGGCGACGCGCAGGTCGACGTGGTGATGTCGCCGCTGACCTACATGGTGGACCTGAGCGTGCAGATCGCCGCGGCGGTGATCGGTGTCGACGAACATGACCGCGATGCGCGGTCCGACGCGCTGGTGACCGCGATCACGGCCGCGCTGGTGACCCTGCGCGCCGATACCGAAGACCTGGACTGGATCGAAATCAACCCGGTGTCGAAAGACTACATGGAAGCGACGGGCCCCGGCGCAGTGGCGACGATTCCCGTGACGCTGTCCTTCACGTCCGCCGACGCCCCCACTGCATAAGGACCTGACATGGCCAGCACTCCACGACTGCGCGGCGCGGACATCAGGGCGTATGTCAAGGCCGAGAGCACCTATGGCACCGCGCCGTCCGGCGACTGGGCGCAGATCCCGCTCTACACCATGAGCGCGGGCGCCACGTCGTCGCTGCAGGACGACCCGGTGCTGTCGGCGACGGGGGAGGTGACGCGCGACAGCACGGGCGCCTATCTCGGCCGGCCGGAGACGGGCAACGACATCGTCGTGCCTGTCGACCTGGAAAGCATCGGCTTCTGGCTGAAGATGCTGCTGGGCGCGCCCAGCACGACCGGGTCCAGCGACTACGTCCACACCTTCGTCTCGGGCTACCAGAGCGGACTGCCGTCGTTCAGCCTGGAAAAGCACCTGGCGCGCATTTCCAAGTATGCGCTGATCACCGGCGCCAAGGCGAACACGCTGTCCATCACCGCCACGACCGATCAGCGGCCGCGCGCAACGATCGGCATCATCGGCCAGGATGAGGCCATCTCGGGGTCCTCGGCCGCCGGGACGCCGACCTTCGCGGGCATGACGCCGTTCGTGCAGAGGCAGGCGACGCTGACGCTGGACGGCAGCGCCTTCGGCAACTGTTCCAGCCTGGAGTTCATGTATTCCAACGGCATGGAAGCCTACTACGACCTGAACTCGGGCGACACGCTGGCCGGCATCGATGAAGGGATCGCCACGTTCACCGGCAGCGCCACGGTGCGCGTGTCGGAAGACGCCGCGACCCTGATCACCAACGCGCAGACCGAAACCACGCATGCCCTGGTGTTGAAATGGCAGATCAGCAGCACGAAGCTGTTGCAGATCACCGCGCACGACATCCTGCTGAGCCGCCCGACCATCGGCATCAACGGCCCCGGCGGCACTGATGTCACCTTCAACTTCACCGCCAAATACAACTCGTCGGGCGGCGAAATGGTCGAGTTCATCCTGAAGAACCAGACGGCGAGCTACTGATGTTCCGGCTCACGATCGCCACGGATGCCTGCTGGCTGGACCTGCCGCATGGCGTGCGCGTCCTGGTCAAGCCCCTGAGCGGCCTGGTTATGCAGGCCGCGCGGACCCATGCCGTGCATGCCCTGCGCCAGATGCGCCAGCAGTTCGAGGAACGGCAGGAAGCCGGCGCGCCGACCGACGGCCTGCCCGACCTGTCCGACCCGGTGATCTACGACGTCATGCTGAAATGGGAACTGGCTCGCGGCATGGGGAAGTATGGCATCATCGACTTCCAGGGCGTAGCCGACGACACCGGCCAGGCGCTGCCATTCACCCCGGCGCGGGCCGAGGCGCTGTCGGTGCATCCTGAAATGATGGAGGCGTTCGTCAACGCCTACACGGCGCAGCTGGATCAGGTCACCGCCGAGGGAAACGCATCTTCGCCCGCGCCGTCTGGTTCTACGGGCGCGGGCGTAGCTACTGCGCCGGTTGTGCCACCGCCTGCCGAGACTGCCCGGCCGAACTGACGCAACCCGCCACGATCGAGGGGAACGCCGCGTGGTCCGCTGGCCAGGCCTGCCTTGTGCTGGGCATGTCCGGCGCGACGCTGGACATGGCCGGGGCGCTGGCGGTGACCGGCGCGCATGGCGTGCCGGCGCAGGTGGCAGCCGAGCTGCTGACCGCGTTCGCGCGCGGGCTGATGGTGGGGCAGGCGGAGCGGCGCGATGATCAGGATCAGGATCACGGCCAGCGGCGAGACGCTGCCGAACCAGGCTGAACGCGCCGGCCGCACGCTGGCGCGGGCCATCACCGCGGCGGTCGCAGGCGCCACGGAAGGCGCCAAGCTGGAACTGCGGCGGCAGCTTGAAACCCGCGGCGATCGCCTGGGCCGGCTGCGCGGCGCGATCCGGGGCACCGTCTACCCCCGCCCGCCGCGCTACTCCCCGGGCGCCGTGGGAATGATCCACGCATCGGGCGAGGATACCGAGCGGATGTTCATCGCCTTCTCGACCGGGCCGGTCATCGTGCCCAAGCGGGGGAAGGCGCTGGCGATCCCGCTGCACAACTACCGCGACATCAACGGCCGTCTGCTGGGTCCGCGGTCCAGTTTTTTCGCCAACCGCACGCAATTCATCCCGCGGTCCAAGCTGAAGGTTCGCGGGTCCAAGGTGGCGGGCTTGCTGGCCATGCGGGTCGGCGGGCGGGCGTCGTCCATCCGCCGGCAGCGCAACACGCCGCGTCGGCGCGGGCTGTCGCGCCAGATCGAAGCCGACCTGGTGCCGGTGTTTTTGCTGGTGGACCGGGCGCACATGCCGAAGCTGCTGACGCCGGACGCGGTCGTCGCGAAATGGGCGGGGATGATCCCGCAGCTGATCGAACAGAACCTGCGGGAGTTCGGCTGATGGCGGCCAAGACCTTCAAGTTCCGCATGGCGTCGGAAGGCGCCCAGGGCGTGATCGCGGACCTGCGCGCGGCGGCCGTCGAATCGGTTCACGCCCAGCGCGCGCTGGAAGCGCTGACCCGTGCCAGCCCGCAGCTGGCCTCGGTCCAGGACGGCGTGCAGGCCAAGATGCGCCTGACCGCCCTGTCCATGCGCGCCACCCAGGAAAGCGCGACCGGCCTGGCCGCCGTGCTGGGTCGCGGCGGGGCCATTGGCGTCGGGCTTGCAGCCGCCACGGCGGGGTTCCAGGCCCTGGAAACCGCGATCGGCGGCATCCCGCGCGCGGGCGATGCGGCCCTGGCGTCCCTGGCGCGCCTGTCGGCCGCCATGGGCAGCGACACGCTGTCGAAATCCATCCTGCAGGACCTGTCCGCCATCAGCCGCCAGACCGGCGTGCCGCTGCAGGACACCGCGTCGACCTTCCAGCGCTTCGCCATCGCGGCCAAGGACATCGGCACGACCAACGCGCAGGTCGTGGAGCTGGTGGCCGGGATTCAAAAGTTCGGCATCGTCGCCGGCGCCTCCACCGAAGAGGTCAAATCCGCCACCGTCCAGCTCGGCCAGGCCCTGGCCAGCGGCAAGCTGCAAGGCGACGAGCTGCGGTCTGTGCTGGAAAGCATGCCGCAGCTGGCGCAGGCGCTGGCCAAGGAACTGAACACGACTGTCGGCGCGCTGAAGGACCTGGGCGCCGAAGGCAAGCTGACAAGCGACGTGGTGATGCCCGCGCTGCTGCGCGCGGTGCAGGGCATCAACGTCGAGTTCGAGAAGATGCCCCTGACGATGGCCAGGGCGCAGCAGCAGTTCGACGTCTCGGCGCAGTCCTTCCTGGCCCATATCGACCAGGCCATTGGCCTGTCGCAGCGCCTGGCCGGCATCCTGGCGGGAGCGGCTGGCACGATCGATCGCCTGCGCCAGGGGTTCGGCGGCTCGACGCGGGCCGAGCGGCAGACGCAGCTGGCGACCGAGATCGAGGACATCCAGTCGCGGATGCGCGCGATGGATCAGGCGGGCGAACCGTCGCTCAGCCGCCAGCGCAACCGTGGCGCGCTGGTGCGCCCGATGGTGGAAAGTCGCGCCGACCTGGAACAGCAGCTGGCCGCGGCGCGGGCCGAGCTGCTGCGGATCAACAACCAGGTGGTGCTGGAAGCCGAGGCGGACTACGAAACCGCGCAGCGCAATGGCGCTGAGGGGAGGCTGTCGACCGGACAGGAGCTGGCGCGGCGACTGCAGGACAAATACGACAAGCCGGCCAAGCTGCGTCGCGAGTATGCCGAAGAAATGCGGCAACTCCAGCAACTGGAAAACATTGGCGCCGTCGACGCGGCCCAGGCTGCGCGACTGCGAGCGGCGGCGGCGAACGACCTGGCCGAGGCGCTGGCCAAGCTGGAAGACAAGGCCAAGGGCGGCGCGTCCGGCTTGTCGGAGGCGGAAAAGGCTGCGGCGGCCGCGCAGAAGGCGTTCGAGGCCGCGGCCAAGGATGCCCGATCGATAGAGGCGTCGCTGGATCCGGCCGCGGCCGCCTGGCAGAAGCTGGAAGACAACCTGACCCGCATCCGCGCGGCCGTGGCCGGCGGCTTCCTGACCGGGGCGCGGGGGGAGCAGCTTGAACAGACGGCATTCTCCCGCCTTGCCGAAGAGCTGAACAAGCTGGGCGATTCGACCGACAAGGCCGAAGATGACATCGGCCGGTTCTTCCAGCAGATGGCCAGCAAGACGGAAGAGGCCATCATCCGCTGGAAGGGGTTCGGCAACGTCGTCACCGCGATCGGAGAGGATATCGCGCGGGTCCTGCTGCGCCGGTTCGTGACCAACCCGCTGGCGAGCGCCGGAACGCAGCTGGCCAGCGCGGGGTTCGATGTCGTCAAGGGGCTGTTCTCGTCGCCCAGCGCGGAAGCCGTGCAGCTTGCCTATCCGCACGCGAACGGCGGCATCATGACCGCGCAAGGTCCGGTGCCCCTGCGCCGCTATGCCGGTGGCGGCATCGCCAACAGCCCGCAGATGGCGCTGTTCGGCGAAGGCAGCATGCCGGAAGCCTATGTCCCGTTGCCTGACGGCCGCAGCATCCCGGTGACCATGGCAGGCGGCTCGGCCATTGCCTACAGCCCGACGATCAACGTCAACGTGAACAACAGCGCCGCCACCGCGACGCAGATCGCCGCGGCGGTGCGGATGGCGGTCGAAACCGACCGGGCGCGCTTTATCAGCGAGATCAACCGCGGCGGCCAAGCAGCCCGCGTCGTCGGACGCCGATCCAAATGACCATCCTGACCTTCCCCACGCTGAACGCGCGCGGCACTGCCCGCGGCCCGACCTCGGCCACTTGGTCGCTGCTGGCAAACACACGCACCCTGTCGTCGCCGTTCGACGGCACCGTGCAGACCGTGGCCATGCCCGGCGCCCGCTGGCGCGGCACCGTCGCCTATACCGGACTGCCGGCGGGGGACTGGCACGTGCTGTCGGCGTTCCTGGCATCCCTGGGCGGCCGGGCGGGCCGGTTCACCTATTCGCCGCCGGCCTATGCCCGCC